CGGCAAGCATTCTTTGTTTGCGAATCAGATCGTGCGTTTGGAGCGCCGGTGGAGACACCGCAACATCTAGTGAGTCCCCACAGGCTCATGTCGACCGCAGTTCGCGGTCTTGTTTCTCAGGCCGTCAGTGCAACTCCCTTCCTGGTGGGAGCTGCATGGCGTGTAATTAGGAAGTGGACATCCAGTGGGAACTTCCGCACAATCAAGGTGTATGGCCCGGTCGTGGTCGCTGCCCTTGTTCTTGTGCAAGGAGGTCGTCGAGTTGGCTTGGTAAACCAGCTCGCCGCCCTCAACCCCCTCAAAGGGGTCTTGATGGACCTGATGAGGAGGTATGATTTTTACCGAATCCCCGGAACTGCGAAGTACCGGTGGGTTTCATCGTACACCGCCCCGCTCTCGATTTACGGAGGACGCTCTGTGAATGAGGGGAAGGTAGTCCAGCCACCACGTGACGACAACGACCCGAATCCGACTCTCCCTGACAAAGTTAGGAAACTCGGTAAAGGTCGCAAGAACCGTCACGTGAGTGGGTATGGCATCGGTCGTGCCGCACGTCATGCTAAGAATATTCTTGGCTGTCCGGCACTTACGACGGCGAATCGGTTGGCCGCTCGTGACATCATCCGTCGGTGGATGGAGTCGCAAAGTTGGCACGAGGATCAAATCAGCTGCTCCCTTGATCGAGCGGTTGCTTTGGTGTTCATCAACCGTGAGAGTGAGCTGGAGAGTGAGGCTGTGCTTGAAAGCCTCACCTCCCAACATGCCACTCGCACGTCGTTGGACCGGACCGGCCCCTAGTCACGAGAGGGTTTAGCACCAGACCGAAGGTCTCGTTGGACCCAAACGATTTTAAAGGGTGCAAATTCTCGTGGCAAGAGTTGCAGGGGAGGACGGTGAAGAGTAGGAATTTATCCTGGTTGACCCAGCGAACTTCTGGAATCAACTATGGTGTGCACAACGCAGATTCGGCCACGCTTGCGCGTGGTGTCTTGGAGAGAGTGTTCTTTCGGAAGGTTAATGGTGAGCACGTGAGGGATCCGGGTCCGAGACCCGGGGCCTTCTCTAGGCTTGCCTACTTTCGGAAGCGCGTGAAGATGATTGTCAAGCATGTCTCCCCGATCCATCGGGATGATTTCCCCATGTTGTATTCGGGACGCAAGCGGACGATTTACCAGAACGCGGTTAATTCTCTTCGTGTGCGGCGGGTGAGTGTCAAGGACAGTTACATTCAAGCTTTTGTCAAAGCCGAGAAACTGAACTTGGACGCGAAGCCAGATCCGGTTCCACGGGTCATTCAGCCGCGTTCTCCAAGATACAATGTTGAGGTGGGACGCTACCTCAAGATTGTCGAGAAACGTGTGTACAAAGCGGTGAACAAAATTTTCGGGAGGAGAGTCGTCGCTAAGGGGCTTAATGCCCTTCAGCGTGCGAAGCTTCTGCGCGAGCAGTGGGAGGTGTTTGACGATCCTGTCGCAGTTGGGTTGGATGCGTCTAGGTTTGACCAATCGGTGAGCCAGGACGCACTCCGCTGGGAGCATTCAGTTTACAACACCATCTTTGGTAGCCGAGAACTTGAGAGGCTATTGGGGTGGCAGCTTGAGAACCGGTGCTTTGGTAACTGCAAGGACGGCCGGGTGAAGTACGTGGTCCCCGGATCACGCATGAGTGGTGACATGAACACAGCAATGGGGAACGTGCTGTTGATGTGTGCAATGTTCCACTGCTACTTCCAGGAGACCGGATTGAGTGCGGGTTTCGTGAATGACGGTGATGATTGTGTGGTCATCGTCGAGCGGAAAGACCTACCCAAGTTCGGGAATGTCGTCAGTTGGTTCAAGGAGTTTGGTTTCACGATGGAACGGGAGGCGGATGTCGATGTTTTCGAACACATTGACTTCTGCCAGTCCAGGCCCGTCTTTCGTGGTGACTGTTGGGTTATGGTCCGTGATCCACGCATCACGATGACCAAGGATGCCTTTTGGCTCCGCCCTGTGGTCAACCAGAAAACTTGGACCAGACAGTGTGATGCAATTGCTCAGTGTGGTCGAGCCCTAACTGATGGGATACCAGTGAAGTACGCTTGGTATACCAGAATGTTTCACGGTGCCGACACCACTGGACCCATTGATTACTCGGAATCCGGAATGGAGAGATTGGCGGTTGGGATGGTTGATTGTTCGAAGCAAATCGTCCCAGAGGCACGCGTCAGTTTCTATCGAGCATTCGGATTTACTCCGGACAGACAAACCGCGATCGAACGAGAACTAGTTGCTGATCGTCCGACGTGGGTTGTCCCGGAGCGCGCACTCGTCAGGCCGGGTGCCCCGTACTTATTTTGATCGTTAGCGGGTGGTGACCTACACCAAGGGGTCGATGGACTTAAAGAGGCCAAAACGGTGGGCAACCTCAATACTTCCGTGCTAAATGGCGTGTCACTAAAAGCCGACAGACTGCACGGCCTCGGCATCCTGAGCCGTCCAACGATGTACAGTCGCACCTGCTCGGTGGGATCCCTTACTAGAGCAGATTTCATTACGATGAAGTCAATTGTGAAACAACAGAAGAATACACGCGCACGCCAGATGCGAGTTGCGCAGTCCAACGTCAAGGCGGCGCCGGTGGCCATCTCCCAGGTTTGGGAGAATACGGAGCCGGTCTCCTTGCCAGGCAAACGGGGTGGGGTGCGCTTCGCACACCGTGAGTTCGTTGGCGACTTCAGCGGTGGCGCTGACTTCAGTGTTTACAGCTTGTCTGTGAATCCTGGATTGAATGCGCTTTTCCCGTGGTTGTCGTTCATCTCCATGGTGTACGAAACGTACCTTTTCCATAAGCTCCGCTTTGTGATGGTCCCACTTCAGCCTACGTCGCAGACTGGCCAGAACTTCATGGCCCTTGACTACGACGCTGCTGACGCGGCGCCGTCATCCAAGTTTGAGCTACTTAACATGAAGGGTGCCAGGGCCGCCGCCACATGGCTTGGCCTTAATTTGTCGGTCTCTGGTCGTGATGAGGAGGCGTTGGGGCGCCGCCGCTATTTGCGGTACGGGGCCCTCACCTCAAATCTCGATGTGAAGACCTACGATATTGGCACCATCCACGTTGCCTCGCAGGGATTGGGGAGCACAGTTCCGGCGTTCTCGCTCTTTGTCGATTATGACGTTGAGTTGATGACCCCGCAGTACTCCCTGACCACTCTCGCCACTGCGCTTTCGGCGCGCATCGTTCATGGTAGTTCGGTGTCAAACACTGCTGTGTATGGCACCTCGCCCACAGTCACTGGTGGTCTGGACGTCGAGGCCTCGGGCAACACTTTGACCTTCAACCGTCCTGGCATGTACCAGGTGTCATCGATCATTACCGGTACGGGTCTTAACACTTCGAGTGGCCCGGCCCTTACGGGCACAGCCACCTCGACTGCTAAGGTCTGGACCGGCAATGCGGGTAGTGACGCCGGTACTGCCTCGTCGTTTGAGTACATTGTCGAAGTGCTTGAGGCCGGTCAGACCGTGATTGGCGCGTTTGACACTGTGTCTAGCGCCATCACCGCCATCACTTCGCGCATTGGCCCTTACCTGTACTCGCTTGGCTGACGAGTTTCCTCAGTTGTCTATTTAAGTTGTGTTTATTGCACACCACCACACGCACACAGGCTCATTCCTAAGCTCCACGCTGTTTGGAAAAGAGAGACCCTTACCAGCACCCCTCTTCTGGAGTGGCGCGATTGCCTAAGCAACCCCTGGACTAGTAAGTAATGAACGGCGGGGAAGTAGGTGACGGAAGTCACTGAAATTGTCGATGACAACGTGCAGAAGCGGGGTGTGGGGGCGTGAGTGTGTGTGATCAGCACACTTGTACCTAAGCATGTAACTAGCATGATTCTTAG